GCATACGCTGCTTTCGGGGCATACAAGGCAAGTAGCGTTTCAGTAGCTTCTTTGATCTCTTTGCGTAGGTCTTTGGCTGTATGGGCGATCTTAGTGCTATCGCTGTATCCAGCCATCCGCATCGCTGTCCGTAGATCGCCCATGGCTTCTTCTGATACCAATGCATCTAAGAACAACTGTTGCTTAGTGGTGTGTGAAATGACGGATGGCATCATACCCCTGAAATCCCATGTTCACGCATCTTACGCCAAAGGGTGTTGTACCTGATGCCCAATGCTTCTGCGGTCTGATACATCATGCGACCATGCTTTAATTCCGCAACGATTATATCCTTTTCATACTTTTGAAGTTGTTGGTGAAGTGTTGGTGTTTGCTGGCTCATCTATCTTCCTTTTCATTATGTCAGATATCGGTTGAAAAAGGTTGAGGGGGAGTAAAAATGTCTCTGTTCCGACGACAGTACGTTTGATCAGATTGGTTTTATTTCTGCGTAAATCGTCAGTGTTCAACCACATCCAGCTGCTGAAACCTTCTATGCGTTCTAACTCTGGAATATGGATAACGAAGAACACATCATAGAACTGTGCTGCTAGGTTCATGCGGTGAAGTTCTTTCTCATCCAGATAGACGAAGAACCACTGCTTAGACGCTTCTCTTTGTAGCTTTTTAACTTTCACCTGAGCGAGGGATACAAAGCCTCTGGGCTGGTTAGGAAGGGTGAACAAAATGTCTGGGCTTACTGAATAACAAAAACCATTTTCATTGGTTGCATGTGGTCTACTGAAACGAGGTGTAGGATCAGATGAAGTAGGAACAGTTCCTAGTGAAGACGCTGTTCCACCCATCAAAGCTATAAGTTCAATATACTCTTTTTCTGCTTTTTGCCCTTTGGCCTTAGACGCAAGAAAGTCAGCATTGGAGCGATTAGTATAAGACATATTATGTCTCCTGTATTTCACTGCTTCCCCAGACAGCACTATTAAAAGAAATGATTTGATCAGGTTCAACCGAACACCCGACACTTGTGCGTGACAGAGCAAGGGTATTGGGCCAATGGCAGGGTCGTCGCCCTGTCTGATGGATGCCACTATGCCGACTGCATTTTTTGTTACCGCAGATGCCGGTCCTGCGTCGTGTCGGGTTATCGGATGGGTGTTAGGTCCGTGGGGCCATCAGTCTATTTTGTACAAGTTTATCCATTGTACGCCTGAATTAAATCGTGGGGATTTTTGTGTAGACGGGGTCGATTACAACGCCTCTGGGTCTACCAGCTTAAATGATGAAACCATCACCTCTAAGCCGTACTTACATTATACCATAAAAAAGATGCCGGTGTCAACACATTATCTCATATTGGCTGTAAGCCAAAATACGTAATCGAAACGGGTAAGTCAATCCCTAATTTTATCTGAGGCTGTAGTGGGTAGCAGCCAACTACCACCTAATATTATCACCCTGTTTCAGACCTCATTTGCAGTTTTTAAAATCCCAAAATTGGGACAGGTTTGTATACGGTACCCGGGGGGGTGGGGGTGGCACTCGCCGGCCCTCAAATAGACTTTACCAGAAATACTAAAAATGTTACGTATCCTTAAACCAACGTATATGGATATGTAACAATGGCAGCACAGGGCAATATCGTAACCTATCTCAGAGTCTCAACCCAGAAGCAGGGACGTTCTGGTTTGGGCCTAGAAGCACAGCAGAAGGCTGTTGCTGGTTACCTTAACGGTGGTGATTGGAATGTGCTGGAAGAGTTTGTTGAGATCGAAAGTGGCAAGAACAGCAAACGCCCAAAGCTGTTGGAAGCGATAGAACTATGCAAAGCCTCAGGAGCGAGGTTGGTGGTGGCTAAGTTGGATCGTTTGGCCCGTGATGCGGCGTTTCTTATGAGCCTCAAAGATGGAGGCATAGACTTCGTTTGCGCAGATATGCCAGAGGCTAACCGCCTAACCATTGGGATTATGGCGCTGGTTGCTGAACAGGAGCGGGAGGCAATCAGTACACGTACCAAAGAAGCCCTAGCAGCAGCAAAGGCGAGGGGCGTTCAGTTAGGCGCATATCGTGATGGTGTGTATGTTGGCGGCAAAGGAACTGCTGATACGGCTAAGAACGCCTCAGAGGCCCGTACAGCGCTTTTCCATGCTAATGCGGTGCGGAAGTTACCTATGCTCAAAAGAATCGATCCTGAGGGCACTATGAGCCTCAGAGCGGTAGCTGACGCCTTAAATGGCATGGCTATTTTAACCGTGTCTGGCAAAGGTACGTGGGCAGCTAATTCTGTGCGGAGATTGAAGGCGGTTATACAGTGAATAATATTCAATGGATGTTGTTGTGTGGAATATCTTTAAGCTTATGTGCTGTCATTGCTCTGCTGCTAGTAACTAATCCTACTTACTCACAAGAAGAGATGGATTGGTGTGAGCTATACCGTCCAGATATGACACTGGAAGTATGTGCTGAAGAATTTGGTTACTAAGCACAATCACATCTGACTGTTAATCAGTTGGTTGGAGCAGAGTGCTCATAACGCTGATGTCTACACCTATATTGTCGGCGGGTTGGGTGTACCCCATCAATTTAACTTGCATATGTAGTGCCCTTCAAATGCTTTTGCAGATCTTCAAAGCCACCAACATAGTTTCCATAATAGTCGTAGATTTGAGGAACGGTTGTTAGGCCTGCCTGCTTCACCAGGGTGCGTACCCAGCCAAGCGCATAGGTATCAATCTTAGTGTGCGTGATGCCCTTCTCAGTAAGTAAGTCAGTTGCCTTCTTGCAGGAGTCGCAACGAGGTTGGCTGATCACAACATAGTATAAGTATTCGGTCATAGTTTATCTCTCTTTCGTAGTTCGCCTCTAACTCTGCGAATTAGACATATTATACATTCAGTTAGCAGTTGGTGGTAATGTTGAACCACTTTTTAGAGTCAATGAATACGGTAGGATTTGTATATCTGATGAATACGGGATTTCTGTTTAAACTATTTCAACAGATGTCGAAACAGGTGCCTGGGGAGAGTAACCTGCACAGCAAACGCTACTTCTTTGACTGCAACTCCCCTGCTGATGGAGTAGGATTTGAATCTACGGCCTTCGGGTTATGAATTGGACGAAGCAAACCTTAGAGGGACAGAGATTATGATCTTATTTCGTCAATACTTTTGTCAATACTATTGACACAAACCGCTTACTTCAAAGACCATAGAAAGTTAAAAAATAACCTATAAACAGAGTGTTATTTACACCAAAACATTCTAAAAAGATTTTTCAAAAGAGTTCAATCCTCCCCTACAGCACCACCCAATCTCCTTATTTGTATACAAAAAATTGACATTCAGACAAATCTATGACGTTGATGTCAATACTTTTGTCAATACTTCCCTAAATATTGGGCTTAGATCATAGCTATGACATCCCTCATGAAACAGGAAAATTACCAGTACCCAGCGCCGAAGCTTATACAGCTTAGGGGCGTATGGGTTGTGAAGGTCAGTATACCTGCTCACATGAGGCATCTATTTGGAAATGGCGCAGGAACTACGAGAGACAGACGTAAGTCTACAAAGACTAACGACTATAAAATTGCAAAGTCTCGTGAGTATGAACTCACCCAAATCATCTATGATGAGTTTGATGAAAAGCTTAGATTGCAATCTGAACAACAAAACTATCTCACCGATGCATTTGCGACAGAAGCGATAACGAGACTTGCGCAGTCGTTCAAATATAAAGACATTCCCATATTAGAGCCAACGACAGAGTACAGTCTTTTAGAAAAACTTAAAACTTCATGTGACGTCTATGCAGACCTGGTTTTCAATGATGCAAGTGAAGATCAGAAGATCGGTCTTTTAGAATTGTTTGGTTCAGATTTAAAGCCCCACGAGATCATATTAGAGTCCAGAAAACTTTTAAAATTAGGCTCTTTTACGCCTGAGCAGAAGGTTTCTGCAGGGCGCTACAAAACCAAAATAGTTCACAATTTCTGGCATGATCTGTTAATAACTACTGCACGCAAACAGGGATTTCCCGAGCCACCACCTGAAACATTCAAGGGCGCAAATGTTCCTTTCGGGATAGTAGATAATCAAATTTACCCCAACGTTCTTCCCCTGAGCAAGATTACGGAGGCTTTATTTAACAAACCCATAAAGCAGATTGATCGGCCAGCCCGAGTTATCCCAAGAACGGTTTTAACGATTAGTTCTGTGATGCAAGATTATTTGACCGATATGGGCATGAAGCAGAAAAATCTTAACACACAGCGTAAATTAAAACGCTGGATAGAGCAATTCTACAAGGTCATGGGTGATTTAGAAATATCCGAAATCAAACCCAAACACGGCTATGATTACATTCGGGCAATTTTGACGGATCATCCAAATCGCTCCAACAAAACACTTAAAGATTATATTTGGGGCGTACAAAATTTCCTCAAATACTGTTTGGAAAATGGCTTTATAGACCTTAACCCCTTCACGGGGTTAGATTTGTCTAAATATGGAGAAGCTTCCAAAGAGACGTATGCATTCAGTCGAGACGATTTAAAAAGAATTTTCTCATATGATTGGGAGCCACAAGAGCGTCTATTTCTGTCCATCTTAGCGACCACTGGCATGCGACCATCGGAGGTAGGCAACCTAACGTGGGAAAGATTTAACAGCACTGAATATGCAGGTATCAGATACTTCACTCTGATGAATACTGGCGATGAAATCGTACAGGTGAAAAATCAATCTTCTAGGAGGGAAGTTCCTCTGCATCCTGCGCTAGATCTACCTATTAAATCGTCCGGTCGTCTATTTAACTACACCAAAGATGATGTGGGGCTTTCATCTGCAGCGGCTGGCCACCTCATCAATCCTGTACTCAGGGCTCTGGTCATGCATCAAAACAAAAGTATCAGAAGTTTTAGGCGGACCTTTAAGACAATGCTGCGTGATTTAAGCGTCGGAGAAGAAGTGCATGACGCAATAACTGGCCACACCATCCCATCCGCAAGTCGTAAGAACTATGGTGGCATGGGGATGCAGGTGAAATTCGATGCGATTGCTAAGTTAGATATCTCGTTTCTTTGAGCATGTAGGTTCACAATTTTTATAAGATAGCGTCGTCGATACTGAGGAGTAAGAAAATGAAAAGAACACTGACAGCACTGACCGTAGCAGCAACCATGTTTGCCAGTAGTGCATATGCTTTTGATCCTGCGCATTTACAGAAGCTGAAGGATACTGGTAATTGCGAGCAATGTGATCTGAAGGATGCTAATCTGACTGGTGCGGATCTGATTACTGCTAATATTATTGATCCTTTTGCGACAGGTGCTAACCTAATGGGTGCTAACCTAATGGGTGCTAACCTAAGCGGGGCTATCCTAAATAGTGCGTCTCTAGTCGATGCGGATCTGCGTTTTGCCAATCTGACCGGTACGGATCTGTTCAATGCTAATCTGAGGGATGCTAATCTGTTCAGTGCTAATCTGACTGGTGCTTATCTGTTCAGTGCTAATCTGACTGGTGCTAAGCTGGGGGATGCTATGCTGAGGGGTGCTAATCTAGTCAGTTCTAATCTGAAAGATGCTTATCTGAGGGGTGCTTATCTGGAAGGTGCTGATCTAAGTGGTGCGTTTCTGGAGGATGCTAATCTGAGGGGTGCAGCTATGAAAGGTACAATCCTTTGCAATACAATCATGCCAGACGGTTCTGTGATCTACAGTGGTTGCTGACTACAGTGAGAGCCAATAATGGCGTGTGGGGGATATCTGGTTCTCATCAGCAGCAATCGTCAACGTTCAAAAGCATAATGGAAACTTAACCATGCTACGCTTCATTAGTTCCGCCCTATTATGCGCCTCAACCATAAGCGCTCCAATCGCCCTTCAAGCTGATGGATTTGATGGCTCAATCTTTGCAATCGAGAGGTACCACTCAATCGAGCGATCTTACTTCACCGAACGCTACGATATCTTCTGTCTTCAAAGACCAGGTTTCATGGTCGAGATTCCATGGGATGCAACATTTGTTTACGGCGACTCATCGAAGGGACAGATTGAAGTCGAACTGATCGACATGGGTATGATTGAGTGTAAGCATGGTTGGGACCTGCATGAAATGGGTAACGTCCGTCTGGGTAGCGGTGGCACTGAGTGGGTCGCTGTCTACGATGATGAATTCTTAGTCAGGTTCACCGCTATGCAGGCGGAAATCACATATTCTGACAATGGAGAGCCAAGCATTAGGGCTTTGGTGCATCCCTTGTATTGTGAAGATATCCAAGAAGAATGCAGGATCAGTATGAAACTTCCACTGGGATAGCATCAACTTCTCAATTGTGCCGCTGAGACTCGCTCAGGGCGAACTACACCAGCTGATACGTGTTATACCTACTGACAGCATAGCCCCTGCATACGGCTCTCTGGCGTACCTCCTGGGTAGTTTTACTGTTCATTTGAAGGGTAGATGCAAAGCACATTGCAGTCCAACAGTTATGGAAGAACGAGGAGTTATTCTAAGATGAAAAGAACACTGACAGCACTGACCGTAGCAGCAACCATGTTTGCCAGTAGTGCGTCTGCTTTTGATCCTGCAGATCTGCAAAAATTGTTGAGTACGTACGAATGTAAAAAATGCGCTTTGAAGCGTGTTGACCTGATTGAGGCTAAGCTAAATGCGGCTGATTTAAGGGAGGCCAACTTATATGAAGCTGTTCTTATGAGGGCTGACCTGAGTGGAGCTGACCTAAGGAGGGCTGATCTAAGGGGGATTAACCTGATTGGGGCTGACCTGACTGGGGCTGATTTGAGAGAGGCTAGCCTGAATGAAACTTCTTACCTTTTTAGGGCTGATCTGAGAGGTGCTAATCTTATGGGGGTTTACTGGCATGACGCTTACTTAAAGCAGGCCAACCTAAGTCGGGCTGACCTGAGTGAAGCTGACCTGAGAGGGGCTGATCTGAGAGGAGCTAACCTGAGTGGCGCTGACCTGAGTGGGACTAACTTAGGAGGGGCTAACCTGAACGAGGCTAGCCTATCGAACACCTACATGAATGATGCAATTCTTTGCAATACAACAATGCCAGACGGTTCAGTGATTTACAGTGGCTGCTGACATCGTAACCATAGATGACGTTCACAGGTAACTAGGCTAACGCAAACAGATAAGACCGCCCAATTACTGGACGGCCTCTGATTGCTTTACGGTTTTTGTGTGAGCGTGTCGTGGGGAGGCTCTAAGTACCTAATCGGTCTGTTTGGGTGGTAGAATAAACATCGCAGTGGGGGCGTTCACCTCTACATCCAGTTGGCTCTTCACCCCAAAACCTGTCCTGTCTAGGATTTCCTTCGATGCTGAAATGACATGTCTGGCATTGAAGGTATCGGGATTATCTAAGATCGATGTAAGAGCATACGCTGCTTTCGGGGCATACAAGGCAAGTAGCGTTTCAGTAGCTTCTTTGATCTCTTTGCGTAGGTCTTTGGCTGTATGGGCGATCTTAGTGCTATCGCTGTATCCAGCCATCCGCATC